GAAGGAAGGGAAGGAAGTATGTAATACTTCCCTTACTTCCTACTAAATCATCAAGGAAGCTATGAAAAGTTATATAGAAGAATCTTTAGAAGATAAATTAAAAAAACTAAGAACTTATGAATCTGAGTTATATGAAAAGTGGGGTAACAGAAAACGTATCTTTAAAATGACTGGTGTTAATTTTGAGATTAAATTCTGTAGAGCTGAGATGATGTTTAAGGAATCTTTACAAAAAGATAACGCTAAAAAGAAAATGCAAATGTTAGAAATGATGGAAAGAGCATTGGAGCATTTAAATATAGAATGTGAAAAAAGTGGTTATCATATAATTCAGCCTAGTTATAAGTGTTTTTCTTTTCAAGATAAAATTGCTATGGTTTGCAATACGGATGATCAAATGCCATTAATGAGAAAAATATATAAAGATGAAGATGATGTAATGTTTTTTAGTATAGAAGAATTATTTAGATGTATACCTAAAGATGTTATGGAGCTTAGAGCAAGATTATCTAAATTATCTAAAGATGTTAGTTTTAAGAGTATTGAATATAAATGAGTAGACCTAAATACGAATCTACAAAAGACCTAGATAATGAAAAATATGTAGCGAGCCTTTTTGAAAAGGTGTGGAATTGTAAATTTATAAAATTAAATCCTACAAAGTGGATTGTAGATTTTCTTATTCAAAAAGATGATAAATATAGTTGGTGTGAGGTTAAGAAATTCAATGCAAACTTTGGCAAATACGTTTTTATGATTTCCTATAAAAAAATTGAAGCTGCAAAAATTTTAAGCGAAACTTCAGGTTATAAATTTATAATTATTTTTAATTGCAATGATTGTGTTTGTTATCATGTTTGGGATTTTGAGAAAAAATATAAATTTGAATATGGTGGTAGAACCATGACCACTAGAGATTCTATGGATATAGAACCTGTTTTTAGAATTAATCCAAGTGATTGCATAAGGATTGATAACAATGTCTGATTTTGATGGTGGCAAAGGATCAAAGCGCAGACCTGAAGATAAAAAACAAGTAGATGCAAATTGGGACTTAATATTTAACAAAAAGAAAAAAGGAAAGAAGGATGCCAGCAAAACTAAAACCAAGTCAAAAGATAAGAAATAAAGCTACAGGCAAACATACTACTGAGCATTTTTATCTTAAACGTATGAGTATTGATGCGCTAAATAAATATATAGATGCATCTAACAGTAAACCAAAAACTATGCAGAAGTGTAGGAATGAATTAGTAAGGAGAAATAAATTGTAAGAATGTATGAATGTTGGACTAAATTAATAGATAGACTACTTGAGTGGTCATTTCAAAGAACTGCAAATAAGTTATCAAGGAGAAATAAATGAGTAAAGATATGGTAAACAAACCACCACATTACAATGAAGGTGGTGTTGAATGTATTGATTATATTAAACAGCAATTAGGTAAAGACTTTCCTGCATACTTAGAAGGATCAGCAGTTAAATACTTGCACCGCCACAAATACAAAGACGCTAATATACAAGACTTAGAGAAGTGTGTTTGGTATATTAATAGACTAATAGAACACTATAAGAGCTTGTAATATGAAAATAGATAAAGAAAAACTAAAGAAACAAATAAGGGCTGGTAAGTCTAGCCATGATGTAGCTATGTCTTATGGCGTTGCACCTAGCACTATAAGAAGAAAAGCTGCTGAACTGGGGTTAAGGTTTAAGGGTAAGTCTTACTGGAGAAAAGGATGAGGATAGATATTAAATCAAATAATAAAGAAGTAACTAAGGGTATGAGTTCTATACAGAAGCAGCAAATACCTTTTGCTACCATGCTTGCGCTTAATGATACAGCCTTTAATCTACAAAAAGTTTACAAGGTACAAACAAAACAAAAATTTACTAATGCCACAAAGCACACACAAACAGGCTTCATGGTTGAAAAAGCTAAAAAGAATAACCTTACCGCTACTGTATTTGTTAGTAAGAAGCGCGAAGATTATATGAAGCTACAGGTTGATGGTGGAATCAGGACACCCAAGAATAGTGCAATAGTTATCGCTAATAAAAATAACTCAGGAGGTATCGCTAAGTTTCCTTCAGGTAATATTAATAAAGGCGCAATGAATAAATTAAAAAGAAATAAGAAAAAATATTTCTTTGGCGTGCCTAAAGGCAATCAGGGTAGCGAAGGTATATGGGAAAGATATGGTAGAGAATCTGCTGGAAGTTCTGCTGGTCATAGAATAAGACAGGTGGCTAAACTAACTAAGCAAGGTAAATACAGAGCTAAATATCCATTTGAATCTATTGGTAATGGCGTGGCGTTTTCAAGATCAAAAGGCTTTGATAGCGCATTTGCAAAGAGGTTAAGACAAGCCTTAAAGACTGCCAAATGAAAATCGTAGGTTCTTCTGCGCAAGCTGTTATGGGTAATTGGACAGCTCAATCTTTTCTTAGATACAGCCTTCTTTCAATCAGGTAATTTACAAACTAAATGGCTACACAAAGAGAACTAGCTGATCACCTTGATTTAAGCGTAAAACGTATCTCAGAGCTAATAAGGGATGGTATTTTGCCTTCTAAGATGGGTAGGAGTCCTTTAAATATAGATGTTTGCAGAATAGCTTACATTTCTTACCTCAGAAAACTGGGTGGCTATAACAAACGTAGTGGATCAGGCGATCTTGCAGAAGAAAAGACAAAACTAACAGCAGCTCAAGCTAGAAAAGCAGAATTAGAAGTTGAAGAAATAGAAGGCAACCTAATACCATCTCAATTAGTTGAAGATACTTGGGTTTCTTATGTGTCCAATGTAAGGGCAAAGCTATTAGGACTACCAAGCAGAATAGCACATCAAGTTATAACAGTTGATAAATACCACGAAGCAGAATTAATAATAAAAGAACAAGTGCATGATGCGCTTAACGAGTTAGCAGAAGATGGAATACCACCAAAATATAGAAAAGCTGATGCAGAACTTGAGGAACACTTGGATACCACCCAAGAATCTCAAGATATCTGATTGGGCGGATCACTACAGAAAACTATCTCCTGAATCTTCAGCAGAAGCAGGTCAATGGCGCACTGATAGAGCAGAGTATCAGCGTGAGATTATGGATGCCTTCAACGATCCTGATATACAAAGAATTATCTTTATGAAATCTGCGCAAGTTGGTGCTACTGAAATATTACTAAATGTTATTGGTTATTATATAGATCAAGACCCATCCCCAATGCTTATCATGCAACCAACACTACAGATGGCTCAAGCCTTTTCTAAAGATAGACTTGCCATGATGATTAGGGACTCTGAAAAGATTAGAGATTGTGTTAAAGATGCTAGAAGCAGAGATAGCAATAATACAGTTTTATCTAAAAAGTTTGCTGGCGGTAACTTAAATATAGTTGGTTCTAATAGTGCAAGCGGATTAAGTTCACGACCTATAAGATTGGTCTTAGCAGATGAGGTCGATCGCTACGAAGCATCAGCTGGAGCTGAGGGCGATCCAATATCACTAGCCACCAAAAGAACTACTACCTTTTGGAATAAAAAGATTTATATGTGTTCAACACCAACAATAAAAGGGCTATCAAGAATAGAAACTGCTTTTGAAGAATCAGATAAACGCTACTACCATGTGCCATGCCCTGAATGTAATGTTAAGCAAGTTTTAAAATGGAAGAATGTTGTATGGGAAGAAGATAAACCTGAATCAGCTAATTATGCTTGCGGTGAATGTGGAGCAGTTATTAATGAAGCTAAAAAACAATGGATGCTCAAGCATGGCGAGTGGATAGCTTCAGCCACTAAATCAGATACAGCAGGATTTCATATATCAGAATTATATTCTGTTTGGTCTACTTGGGCGGATATGGCTAAATCATTTCTTGAAGCTAAAAAGAATCCTGAAATGTTAAAAACTTGGATTAATACGTCACTGGGCGAATCTTGGGAAGAACAGGGAGAGTCTGTTGAGTATGAAACTTTATTGGCTAGAAGATTAAATTATGATTACACAACTATTCCTGAAGATGTTTTAGTTTTAACTGCTGGTGTTGATACACAAAAAGATCGTCTTGAGCTTCAGTTAGTTGGATGGGGTAAGAATTATGAAGCATGGGTTTGTGATTACAAGATATTTTGGGGTGATCCCAATGCTATAAATGTTTGGAATGATTTAGATGCTTATTTAAAGAAAAGATTTAAAACTGAATCTGAAAGATTAATGCCTATATCCTGTTGTACTATCGATAGTGGTGGGCATCATACAAACCAAGTTTACCAATTTACCAAACCAAGACAAGCTAGAAGAATATTTGCAGTTAAAGGTTTATCAGTAGCAGGCAAACCAATAGCAAATAGACCTAGTTATGTTGGTAAGAATAAAGCAGCTCTTTATGGTGTTGGTACTGATAGTGCTAAAGAAGCTATCTTTGCTAGATTATCAACTGAACCTGATAAAACTACGCTACATTTTTGCAGCGATGTAGATGAAGAATACTTTAAACAGCTTACAGCAGAGAAAAGGATCACTAAATTTGTTAGAGGTAGAAAGACGCTTGCTTGGAAGCAAATAAGACCAAGAAACGAAGCATTAGATACATTGGTATATAACTTTGCAGCTATCTATATCCTCAACCCCAACTTTGATACCATTGAGCATAGAATACTTACACAAGAATCTAAACCAAGAGAAAAACCACAAAACAAACCACAAAAGGGCATAAATCGCGGTAATTTTGCTACTTCTTGGAAATAAAGGCACTTTTTTTCATATTTTTCCACCTATTTATATATTTTTATATATAATGTACAGTATGTTAAACAAAAAGGAGTTAAATAACATGAGAATGACAACATTAATACAAGTAACTTATGAGATACCTGATAATGATATATCTGTTAGCGATATTGTTGCATGGGATGAGGGCGAATGGTCTGATTACAAAATGGTTAAACACTTTCAAGAGAATGGCAAAGTCGTTGATGAAAAAATAATAGTTGATGACAATGGCAGTTGTTATAATTGGGATAATTACAGCCACGAGGTAGCATAATGAATAGATACAAAAACAAAACTTTAGATAAAATAATTCAAAGGCTTACTAATAATGGTGAGCTTATGGTTGATCTTAAAACCTCTTATTCTGAAAGGCATATTTTTGGAGCAAATACAGTTGGACATACTATAAGCCTAAAATCTGATTATAGATTTGATGGCGAATGTATAACGACTGGATTTTATCAGCTTGCAGATTTAGTAGATTACCTAAAAACTGAAAAAATTTATAGACTATCAAAACCTGAATATCAAAATAGTAATGGGTTTTGGGTACAAGAATATCAAAGAGATTCCAATAATAAAATTATAGACTTTAATCCATTTACATACAGCTCTGTATCTAATAGTTGGATTATTTAAACAACCAACAACCCAAAATAACCAAAGGCTCTTAATTGAGCCTTTTTTATTTTCTGCATTTTTAATATTGACATTACAGCTATGCACCTTAGTCTTAGATATAGATATATCTATAACATTATGAGGTTTTTGCTTGAGCAACAAATTTGATTCAGCTAATTATCCATCTCAAGTACCTGCTGTTTTGCAGAAGGGAGACTTTTGGGCATGGAAAAAATCAGACCTATCTACAGACTACCCTCTAGCATCTTATTCATTAAAGTATAAATTCTATTTGATAGATGGCTCTACTGCATCTAATTTCACACTAAATGCTACTGAGAGTAATAATGAATATATTATTTCTACATCTAGCACTAGCTCCCATGCTGCTGGTGATTATAGATGGGATGCAATAATAATTAGAGGTTCAGATAATGCTGAAGTAATAGTTGGTGATGGTTATAGCGCCATTTTAGATAATGCTGTTAGATCGCATGCAAAAATTGTTCTTGATGCAATACAGGCTGTTATTGAAAACAGGGCATCAATGGATCAATCTTCAATGTCTATTGCTGGAAGGTCTTTATCAAGACTTTCAATAGATGAACTATTAACCTTTAAAGATAGATATAAGGCTGAATGGCTAAAAGAAGTAAAAATGGCAAGAATTAAAAACAATCAAGGTTCAGGCAATACTATTAAAGTACGTTTTGGATCATCAACTAATAAGAACGTAACAGATTTAACTTAATATGGCTTGGTACAACAACATATTCAGCAGAAATACTGCTAAACAAAAAAAGAGAAGCGCTTATAGAAGAAGCTATACTGGCGCAAGTACAGGAAGGCTGTTTTCAGACTTTCTAACAAGCTCAACAAGCGCTGATGCTGAGATAAAAGATAACATAAGAGTTTTAAGAGATAGGGCAAGGGAATTAGCAAGAAACGATGGCTACATTGCAAGATACTTAAATCTGATGGTATCTAATGTTATCGGCAAGCATGGCGTAAGAATTAGCAGTAAAAGTAGAAATGACAATGGTTCATTAGACTTAGCTGCTAATCAGCTCATCGAGGCGGCTTGGAAAGACTGGTCTAAGCTAGGCAACTGCACAACCAATGGAAGATTATCTTTTCTAGATTGCCAAAAAATATTCATAGAATCTTTATGTAGAGATGGCGAAGTTTTAATAAGAAAAATAAAAGAACCAAGCTCACCATTTGGATTTCAATTACAGTTTTTAGAAGCAGACCATTTAGATGAAAACAAGAATGATATCTTTAAATCTACTGGCAATAAAATTAAAATGGGCGTTGAGGTTGATAAGCATGATAAACCAGTAGCTTACTGGTTATTTAAAGACCATCCGTATGATAGAACTTATTTAAACGAAAACCAGCACATTAGAGTTCCTGCTGATGAGATTATCCACGCCTACCTACCTGCTAGGGCAGAACAAACTAGAGGAGTTTCTTTAATTGCTACATCAATGGCTAACGTGAAGGTTTTTAATGGCTACATTGAAGCAGAAATAGTCGCGGCACGCGTTGGGGCTAGCAAAATGGGCTTCTTCACTTCTCCTGATGGCGATGGTTATGTTGGTGATGGCGCTTATGAAGATACATTTAACCCAACCATGAACGCTCAAGCTGGAGTATTTGAGCAACTTCCTGCTGGCATGGACTTTAAAACTTTTGACCCCAATCATCCAAACTCAGCGTTTGAATCATTTACCACTACTGTTTTAAGAGGTATAGCTTCAGGATTAAACATCTCTTATCACTCGCTTTCAAACGATCTCACAAGTGTTAATTATTCTTCAATCCGTCAAGGAGCTTTAGAGGATCGCAGCATGTATCAGATATATCAACAGTTTGTAATTGAGCATTTTATAAACCCAGTGTTTGAATCTTGGTTAGAAATGGCAATTATTGCTGGTTATATTAATTTGCCTATGGGTAAATTTAACAAATTTGCAAGATCAGTTAATTTTATTCCTAGATCATTCGCTTGGATTGATCCTCTTAAAGAGATGCAAGCTAATGTTATGGGTTTACAAAATGGGACACTTACCTATGCTGATATCAGCGCTAGCTTTGGCAGAGATACAGAAGAATTATTTGAACAGCACCAAAAAGAAATAGAGCTAGCTAAACAATATGATATTGAGCTGGCATATCAGCCATTTGGTCAAAAGCTACCTGTAGAAGCAAAGATACAAGGCGGAAATGATGATGAATAAAGATTTACAAAGTTTTGATTCGCAAGAATCAGAAAAACATCCTTTACTAAAAGGTAAAGAGGAGAAAACTATGAATAAAGAAAATAGACATATCCTTAATGTAACAGAAACAGATGACACGGTTGTTGTTGAGTTTGCGAAGCATGAGGATGTAGAACAAGAGGTTGAAGAAGTAGAAATAACTGATGAAGTCTCTATGACTGATAAAGAAGATAAGGAAAGAAATGTAATTGATATGCCTATGAAATATAGAACTATTGATTTATCTAAACACTCTTATCTTGATGAAGAAAGTCGTACAGTAAGAATTGGTGTTTCTTCTGAAGAACCAGTTGAAAGAAGTTTTGGTATGGAAGTGCTAGGACATTCTGAAGGTGATATAAACATGGAGTTTATAGCATCAGGGCGCGCTCCCTTACTCTTAGATCACGATATGACTAAGCAAATAGGCGTAATTGAAGAATTTAAACTTGACGAAACTGCGAAAAGAACAATCGCAGTAGTTCGCTTTGGAAAAAGTGAATTAGCTCGTGAAGTATTTGAGGATGTAAAAGACGGAATTAGAATGAACATATCCGTTGGCTACAGAATCGACAAACTAAACAGAATGAATGATAACGATGAGACTTATTACAAGGCTCAGTGGACACCAATGGAAGTTTCTTCTGTAAGTGTTCCTGCTGACCAGTCTAGGCTTGTTGGAGTTGGACGTTCTAAAGATAAACAAAAAACACAAACTACAAAGGTGGAAATAATGGAAAACGAAAAACAAGAAATTAATCTTGATGAAGTTAGATCACAAAGTGTTGCTGAAGCAAAAGCTGAATTTAAAAGAGATTCTAAAGAAATCATCGATTTAGCTGCTAGACACAACAAAAGAGATTTAGCTGATAAAGCAATTTCAAACGGTGTTTCTGTAGAAGAATTTAGAGGACAATTGCTAAACGAATTAGCTAATAATACTCCTCTTGACACTCCTTCAAATATCGGAATGAATGAAAAAGAAGTAAAAAGATTCAGTTTAGTAAAAGCAATTAGAGCTTTAGCTAACCCAACTGATAGACGCGCACAAGAAGCTGCTGCATTTGAATTTGAATGTTCAACTGCTGCTGGTCAAGCTGAAGGTAAAACTTCACAAGGCATAATGCTTCCTGCGGATGTATTAAGAAACTGGTCAAGAGACATGAACTCATCTGATGATTCAACTCTTGTAGCAGAAGACTATAGAGGCGGAGATTTTATTGATGTATTAAGAAATTCATCATCAGTAATGGCTGCCGGCGCAACGGTATTACAGGGGCTTCAAGGGAATATTGTTATACCTAAGAAAACTGCTGCTTCTACTGCTAACTGGATTGCTACAGAGGGTGCTGCTTCTACTGAGTCAGAAATGACTACAGGAAGTACAACTATGACACCGAAGGTAATTGGCGCGTTTACGGACGCAACTCGATTACTTTTGAGCCAGTCATCATTAAGTGTTGAAAACTTAATTAGAGATGATTTAGCCAAAGGTATTGCTCAAGCAATAGACATTGGCGCTTTAATGGGTTCAGGTTCATCAGGACAACCAACTGGAATCAGAAACACATCAGGAATCAACACCAGCACTTTTGCTGCTGCTGCTCCTACATGGGCTGAAATAGTAAGCATGGAATCTGCAATTAGCGGAGATAATGCTTTATTTGGAAATCTACATTACATTTGTAGACCTTCTGAGTATGGAACTATGAAAGTAACTACTAAAGATAGTGGATCAGGACAATTTATTGTCTCTCCTGATGGAATGGTAAATGGATATGATGTAATTAGATCAAATTCAGTTACTTCAGGTGACTTCTATTTTGGTAATTTTGCAGACTTGCTAGTTGGATTATTCGGTGGTTTAGATATTACTGTAGACCCATATAGCCTGTCTAGCACTGGTTCAGTCAGGATTGTGGCGCTACAAAATGTCGATACTGCGGTTAGACATGCTGAGTCATTTATCCTTTCTAACGACGGCTGATAAATAGATGCTTAAATGGAATAGGGGCGGCAACGCCCCTGTCTTAAATATGAAAAAATACTTAATAACACAAGATACTATCTGTAATGGTCAAAGAGTCTCTGCTGGAGATGTAGTTGATATTACAGAGGATGAAGGTTTTAACTTAATTGCTTGCAATAAAGCAGAAGTATATGTTGAAAAACCTAAAGCTAAAAAAACTGAAAGAAGTGTAGGTTTAGAAACTTCAGAGGTTAAAGCTCCTAAGAAAAGAGCTAAAAAATAAATCATGCCTATTGAAAGTGCTGCTGATTTTTCTTCATACCTAGATACAACTACAGGTCATGGAGTTACAGCCACTTTTTTTGAAGTTCAATCGGTATTATGGGACCAAAGAACAGGATTAATTGATACTTGGTTTGATATTGATTCAGGCGATGCATACAGCATTAATATTATTATAGATCAAGAATATTTTAATATTGAAGGTGGAACTATACCCGTTGCTGGTTATCAACCAAGAGCAGTAGTTAAATCTTCAGATGTTCCATATATATCTCAAGAAGATAAATTAATAGTAAATGCAATTACTACAAATAAGGGCAATGTTTTAAAGCCTGAAACCACATTTTTAATAAAAACAG